GTAAAAGCATTCAAGGGATAGGCAATGGCAACCAAGCTGGAGCGGCTGGAATTTTCCATAGGCGTTGTGGCCAAACAGGCACTGGGCCAGATAGGCAAGGTACAGCGGGCCGTCACACGTCTTTCCAATCAGGCGCAAAACCAGTTTGAAAAAGCAGGCACCGGCGCAATGGCTGCAGCCGGTGCGGGGTATTCCATTGCACAGGCCGTGGCTCCTGCCATTGACCTGAACCGTGCCCTTGGCGAAGTGGCCAGTCTGGATGTGGACGACAGTTCCCTGCATGCCCTGCAGGGGCAGGCCGCTCAGTTTGCCATGCAGTACGGCGGTTCCGCTGCCGATGTGGTGCGCGCCTCATACGATATCCAGTCTGCCATTGCCGGTCTTTCCGGTAACGAGCTGGGCCGCTTTACCGTGGCATCCGGCGTGCTGGCAAAAGCCACAAAGGCAGACGTGGGCACCATTACCTCGTACATGGGTACCATGTACGGCATCTTTCAAAAAAATGCCGACGCCATGGGCAAGGCCCGATGGGTGGAACAAATCGCGGGGCAGACTGCCTCTGCCGTGAAAATGTTCAAGACCACCGGCGCGGAGATGAGCGCGGCGTTTACCTCGCTTGGTGCCAACGCCACAGCCGCAGGGCGCGGCGCAGCGGAACAGATGGCCATTTTAGGCACGTTGCAGGCCACCATGAGCGGCAGCGAGGCAGGCACCAAATACAAAGCCTTTCTGGCTGGCGTGGGCAACGCGCAGAAAACGCTGGGAATGTCCTTTACCGATGCACAGGGCAACATGCTGGGCATGGTGGACATACTGGAACAGCTGAAAGGCCGCTTTGGAGATTCGCTGGATGTGGAAGAAGGCGACCTGCTGAAAAAAGCCTTTGGCAGTGACGAGGCCGTATCGCTGGTCAAGCAGCTTATGGCCAACACAGACGGACTGAAAAAAAGCATAGACGGGCTGGAAGATGTTTCCGGCATGGCTCCGGCGGAAAAGATGGCCGCCAGAATGACAGACACATGGGCACGGCTGAGCGGTACGACCAGCACCCTTGGTGCAATGTTCGGGCAGGTCCTGCTGCCGCCGCTGGCAGATCTGGCGGATAAGGGCATTGCCGTTATGCAGACCCTTGCGGGCTGGATAGAAACCGCGCCCAACGTGGCCCGCTGGGTGGGCTATCTGGCGCTTACCGTTATGGCCATGGCGGGAGTGATGGGCCTTTTCAGTGCTGCTACCGCCATAGGCAAGCTGGCTATGCTGGGCTTCAGCGGCCCGCTGAAACTGCTTACCGGCGGGCTGGGCCTGCTGGGCAAGGTAATGAAGGTGCAAACAGCCCTGCAGTGGCTGTTCAATGCCGCGTTATGGGCCAACCCCGTTACGTGGATCATCGTCGGCATTATCGCGCTGATAGCTGTTGTGGGGGCGCTTATCTACTGGTGGGACGACCTTGTGGCAGCCTTTATGAACTCCACATGGGGCCAGAACATCATGGCCGTGGTGCATGGCATCATCAATCTGTTTTCCAGTCTGTGGAATATGTGGAAGCAGCTGGTGGCCGCATTCATGGACAGCACATGGGGCAAAGCTCTGGTGGCCACCATTGAAATGGTCATGAAGCCCTTTCAGATGCTGGGCAGTGCATGGAGCTGGATTAAAGCCAATGTGCTGGGGGAAGGAGAAGAACAGACAGCCCCGCCCGCTGCGGCAAGCGCAAATGCCGCGCCGCCAGCCGTGCGCACCGTGCAGCAGGCACGCCCCGCCGCACCGCCTGCAGGCGGGCTGATGCAGTCCACTGTGAACAACCGCACCACGGGCGGCAAGCAGGTGACCATAGGGTCCGTCACCATACAAAGCAGCGAAGCCATGACACCCGCCGCCCTGAACGAATGGGCCATGATGGAGGCAGGTTAGCCATGGCTGAGTATATTGATCTGCTGATTGAACAGGACGACCTGACGCTGGATGCAGGCGGTAACCCAAAGCTGGTGGACGGGCGCGCATCCATTGCGCAGGACATAAAACATATGATCCGCGAATCAGGCCTGCTGGTGGACATCATAGCCAACCGCGACGCACTGACGCGCCGTACCAACATCATCCGCATAACAATGGCTGTGGACGACGACGAACGCATAGTGCCGGGCACGGCAGAGATTGAAGAATCCGCACCCGGCGAATACTGGCTGACGGCCACTACCGTGAAGTACGGCAACATAGCCCTGCAGCTGGAGAAAGAGCGTGGCTAGAGAAAAGCGGTGCTATGCGTTGGCTGTTTTGATGGGCTGCACGGAACGCCATTCTGTTCTGGTATTGGCGGTTTCCCACAGGGTGTATGTCTGCTGCATGCCCAGCCACAGTTCGGGCGTGGTATCCAGCGCGCGCGAAAGCCGCAGGGCGATATCCGGCGTAATGGCCGCACGCTCGTTTACAATGGCGGAAAGAGCCTTGCGCGATATGCCCAGCTGCTGTGCCAGAGCCGTAATGGTAAGGCCAAGCGGCTGCATGTGCATCCTGTACAGAATACCGCCCGGATGCGAGGGCTTTCTAGTGCGTGTACGCATGGTATTTCTCCTAATGATAGTCCTGATAATTTACTATGTGGGCGTCTCCGTTTTCAAAGCGGAATGTAATCCGCCAGTTGCCGGAAACTTTAACCGCCCAGTGGCCTGCAAGGCTGCCTTTCAGCGGGTGCAGGCCGGAGCCGGGATACCCCATATCTTTCACTTCCCGCGCATGATCAAGCAGGTCGAGAATATCCAGCAGCTTACGTACATGCTTTTGCTGCACGCCTTTGGTCACTCCGTCGTAGAACAGATCTTCCAGTCCCTTATGGGCAAAGCTGCGAATCATGCCCAGAGTGTAACCATTATGGTTACACCGCGTCAAGGGCACCTGCGTAATAACGCCCCCCGCCGGACAGTATGGAGAATGTCCCGTGCCAGATAAAGCCACTACAGAACTGTTTACCGCCATGCTGCGCGAGGCGGACATGCCCGTAACCACGGCAGAAATGCAAAGCCGCTGGGATGCCCTGAACGCGGAGCAAGGCAGCCGCATAACCAATAACAGCGCGTGGTCGCCCTTTTGGCGGCTTATCAGCGCCATAGTGACAGAGCCTGCCCGCTGGCTGGTGCAGCTGATGGTAGAGCACGCCTTGCCCAACACGTTTTTGCGGTTTGCCGGTGGCGCATGGCTGGATGTGTATGCATGGGGTGTGGATGTACGGCGCAAACCCGCAGCCGTGGCACGCGGCACCATAACCTTTACCCGCGCATCCGCAGCGGGAACGCTGACCATCCCCGCCGGAACACTGGTGGAATCGCCTTCGCTGGAGGGCATGAGCTACCGTGTGGCCACAACGATGGAAACCGTCATGGAAGAAGGCCAGCTGACAGCAGAAGTGCCGGTTCAGGCAGAACATGAAGGTGCAGCCTACAATCTGGGGCCGGGCTATTATTCCATTCTTACCCGTCCGGTGCCCGGCATAGTCTCTGCCGGTAACGGGCCGGAGTGGCTTACCGCCCCCGGTGCCGACGTCGAAGACGACGAATCACTGCGGCTGCGCGCCCGCAACCAGTTTGCCGCCGTGGGCCAGTATCATCACGATGCCGCTTACCGCGCGCTTATTGCCGGATTTGCAGGTATCCGCATTGACTATCTGTTTTTTGAAAAAGACGGTCCCCGCGGCCCGGGCACTGCCAACTGCCACATCATGGTGGAAAGCGGCATCCCCCCGCACGAGCTTATCGACGCCATAAACGTCTTTATCCGGCAGTCAGGCAACCACGGCCACGGCGATGATCTGCGCTGCATGGCCATTACCGCAAAGCCGGTGGCGCTTACTGCAACCGTATACCCCGTGCTGACTGCCACCACCCAGCGGGCCGAGGCGCTGCGCCTTGCGGTGGAAAACCGCATCCGCTGTGCATGGCGCGAAAATACGGACTTTACCATGACCAGAACCATGCCGCTTTCACGCTTCAGCTTTTCGCGCCTGTCCGAAGAACTGCACGCCGCCCTGCCCGACCTGCAGAGTGTGGAATTTACCCACAACGCGGAAAACGGCGCGACAGGGGCTGACATTACCGCACTGCTGGAACTTCCTGTGCTTTCATCGCTTACCGTTACATTCGCGGAACAAGGGGCGCAGTGATGAAAGAGCCGCAGCTCACCCCGCCGCATATTCCTTTCTGGATGGAAGGGGCGGAAACAGGCGCTCTGGCACGGGCGGCACATGCATGGTTCACCATGCTGGGCACGGTGGCCACCCTGCCCGCACGTCAGCTTGCCCCCATGACATGCAGCCTGCGTGTGCTGGATTTGCTGGCATGGCAGCGCAACGTCACCCCCTATGCAGGCGAACCGGAACGTCTGTACTGCCTGCGGGTGAACCACGCCTATGCCAACGCCCGCGATGCAGGCAGCGTGGAAGGCTGGCGACGCATTTTTGACCGGCTGGAACTGGGAGCCGTGCAGCTGGAAGAACGCGTGGACGGGCAGGACTGGGACATCATCGGCGTGGTGGTGGACGATGCCGCCTTTCCGGACCAGCAGAATGTGCTGGAAATCATCGTGCAGGAATACGGACGCACCTGCAGGCGGTACCGCTTTATTTCGCGCATCACGCAGGCTGTACGCATTGCAGCCGCAACCTTTGACAACAACCACAATACCGTTTGCGCAGGTCGCAACCCGCTGACAGCAGCCCGTGTGGCCATACGCGCCGGTTCCTTTAACCACAGCCACCATACCGTGGAGGCCATAGCATGAGCGTAGCTTTGACACTGGCAGGCGAAGCCCTGATAGCCCGCCTGCAGGCGGAGGGCGCAGCCCTGACCATAGACAGGTTCATCTTTGCCAACGTGCCGGAGCAGGACCACACCGCGCCGGTCGATCCCGCACAGACGGTACCCGTCGATCACGTTGTGTATCAGTACGACATACCGCAGGAATACCGCGCATTCGTAAGCCCGAATCAGGTCGTGTACTCCGCCCTGCTGGGGTCTGACGTGGGGCCTTTTACCTTTAACTGGCAGGGCCTGTTCTGCAGCCAGCACAATACGCTGGTGGCCGTGGCCACATTTCCCGCGCTGGAAAAACGTAATACCAACCCTGCCACCAACACGCAGGGCAACAACCTGACGCGCAACTTTATGCTGGAATTTACCGGCGTGCGCGAGCTGACGCAGATAACCGTGGAAGCCGCCGTATGGCAGCTGGATTTTACGGTACGCTTAAAAGGCATTGATACCCGCGAACGCCTGAGCAACCGCGATATTTACGGGCGGGCCTGCTTCTTTGCCGATGGCTGGCTGCTGAAAAAAAGCGCCGGAACATACAGCCTGCTGGCTGGCGTTGCCTATGTGGAGGGTATCCGCACAGAACTGGCAGAACATACGCCTGTTCAGCCGGAAAGCACCCCGTGTGACGTGTATCTGGACGTATGCATGGCACCGCAAGGTTCTGATGTGGTGACCAAAACAGAGCCGCAATTTGTGGCCGTAGATGCTCCCTGCCCTGATTATGTGGAACCTGCCCCGCACCACACGCCGCACTATTGCGTGCACATAGCCCGTATCGAATCTGACGGCAGCGTTACAGACAAGCGCCCGAAAAACGAAGAACAGCGCTTTGTCACGCCGGAAGAACTGGCAGAGCAGCTTAAATCCATCAGTTCCATGCCCGTAGGCACATTGCTGTTTTCCACCACCGGCACACCGCTGCCCGGCACCGTTCCTGTAAACGTAAAGCAGAAATTCGCATTGGAGGTGTACCCTCAGTTGACAGCATGGGTGCGCAGCTGCGGGGGCTATCTGGCCACAGAGGCGGAATGGGACGCAGAGGCCGCTGCACAGGAAGGCTCCTGCGGCAAGTACTGCCTGACGGATACGCATATCATTCTGCCGTGTTATCGGCACTACTTCTCGGCCGCGCAGAATGGTGCGGCAGGTAAAGCGGCAGGCGACTGGGCCGGTGATGCCATACGGAATATTACGGGTGAGCTGAAGTCCAGCACATCCCCCAATGCGCTGTTACCCAGCCTCAGAGACACGGCAGCCGCCTCCGGCGCATTTCTGGTGCACCAAGAGGACCTTGCGGGACGCGTGGAGAACATCGTCCAGAATGTATATGTAGGGGCTGACCGCGTCATTTTCGACGCTTCCCGCGTGGTCCCCACAGCCGAAGAAAACCGCCCGAAAACCAGTTATCTGCTGCCCTGCATCAAAGCCTTTGATGTGGCTGTAAATACCGCACAGGTGGACATGCAGGCTCTTGCCGCACAGGTCAGCGCCATTAACGGCAACAAGGTTGACCGCAGCGAGTGGACGCAGAGTCTGGGCGAAAGCGGCTGGCAACGGCTGCCCAGCGGGCTGATTCTGCAGTGGGGCACCGGTTCTGTATCAACTGGAGTCGCCACAGAGGTAACACTGCCGATCGCCTACCCGAACGCGCATCTTTCTTGCGTTGCTGTTATCGGCATTGACTACGGTTCTGTCGGCAACGACGCCATCGCTGTATACAACAGGATGGCAGGCAAGTTCACCCTGAAGGGAGAACACTCCGGTTCAACTGTAATGCCATATTCATACATTTCCATCGGCTACTAAGGAGGCCGCGCAATGAAATACAGCCCTACAACAAACGCATTTTACCATCCTGCCGTTCACGGTCATGCCATCCCTGCCGATGCCGTGGCCGTCAGCCCCGAAGACCATGCCGCACTGCTGGCCGCACAGGCGCGGGGGCAGATAATCCGGCCCGATGAAAAAGGCTGTCCCGTAGCTGTTACGCCCGCCGCACCGCCTGCGCCAACCCGTGCAGAGCTGTACACGGCAAAACAGGCGGAAATCCGCGACGGGGCCGAAGCCATGCTGACCGCGCTGGCCGCGGAATACGCTCCGCTGGAACGCCAGACATGGGACCAGCAGGCGGCAGAGGCAGAGGCCCTGCAGGCGGATGCGGACGCACCGGCCCCGCTGGTTCGGGCCATTGCCGCCGCGCGTGGCATGACCGTGGCAGACCTTGCCGCCCGTATCCTTGCCAACCGCAGGGCATGGGTTGCCGTATCCGGCCATGTGGTAGGCCAGCGCCTTGCCTATCAGGATGCGCTGGAAGCAACGCGGGGACTGGACGATGCGCAGGCCGCCGACGCAATCGCCGCCGTTGTGCCGCATTACACTCTGCCCCCATCCGACAACACGCAGGAGACTGTGTAATGGCCGCGTGGCAGCCTGCCAGCCTTAGCTCGCCCGCCGCGCTGGATGCCATCGCACAGGTGGTGGCGGACGGTGCACAGGCCGCTGCTACCACCATTGCGGGAGGCAGCACGCGCCTTGCCGCGCTGGGCCTGCCTGATAGCGGGGCTGCGGATGCATTCGCCGCTGTCCGGCAGCAGACAACCGCCCTGCTGGCTACGGACTGCCGGCACATTGTCGTAACCCCGTACCAGTACACCGTGGGCAAACGACGCGGAGAGCACGCCTACCTTACTCCGGACGAGGCCATTACCGCCGTGGCGGACAGGCTGCAGGGGGCGCCACCCGCCACAGATATTGTGCTGTTGTGCGTGGCGGCACCGGACGAGGCAGGGTTTGCCGCATCCCTTGCGCGGCTGCGGACCGTGGTGCCGCTGGAGTCGCTGTGGCAGGCAGAACGCAGAGCAGCCGCCCTTGCAGAGCTGGAACAGAGCAAGTTCATCATACCGGACGCACCGCTCTATCCCGCATGGCAGCCCGCCAGCCCGCAGCGCGAAGCGTTGGGCCGCAGTGCCGCAGATGCCAGCGGTCGTCTGCTGGCCCTGTGCGAAGGCACGGACAAAAACGCGGCGTCACCTGCGCGGCGTCTGCTGGATTTTGCAGACAGGCTGCAGGCCCGTACCGTTGCCACCCGCCAGCAGCTTGAGGCGCTGCGCCAGCACATCGCCGGAGCAGATACAGGCTGGTACGCGCTGCATCTGCACGGCTCGGCGGGCGAGCTGCCCGTTATGCTTCGCCGCACTGTAGCCCCCGTGAACGCCGCCTATAAATGCTGTGCCGCTGTCTGCTGGCACGGTACAGCGGAAAACGTACAATTTTACCGTCAGCTTTTCGGGCTTTGATATGGCATTTCTGCGACTTGACGACTTCACCGTGCCGGGCTTCGGTCTTGTGGCCAGTCTGGTACTGCCCTTTAAGGACGAAGACGCATCCGGCGACACCTCCAGCACGTCTGTGGCTGGCAAAGGCACCAAGGCAAAAAAGCTGGACGTCACAACCAACATCCGCTTTGCCGATGAACGAGATCTACGTGCACTCACCCGCATGGCAGAGGCAAAAACAGGGGGCGACGGGCGCGTGTACACCGTGACCAACCGCACCGCCAACGCCACCGGAATGCGGCAGGCGCGCTTTACAGGCGAATTGACAGTAACCGAACAGGAAGACCGCCGTTGCTGGCGCATCAGCTTTTCGCTGCTGGAGCATATATCCGTTCCGGAACGTGCCGAAGCCCGCCAGCAGCCCAAGCCGGAGCAGGCGCCGCAAAATTCCGGCACCACCATGGCCCCGCCGCCGGAATCCGCAGCAGACCGCCAGAATACGGCAGACAAGCCCCGCGAGCTAAGCGCCATGGAAAAGGCGCTCAAAATGCTGGACACCCTCATCGGCGACTATGACAGCGGGCAGAATAGCAAAACGGGCAACGCATGAAGCTGCACAAAAGGCTGACCATAAACGGCGCAGAAATCCCGCTGGTATCTGAAAACATCCAGCTGAACCACGACCGCCCCGGACGCGCCATCTTTCAGGTGCAGGCGCAAAGCCCGCTACAAGGCAGCATCACCTTTGCCGCAGGCTGGGACTGGGCCGACCGCCTGACACGTATTTTCACGGGCGACATCGAGCGCAGCACCACTGTGGACGCGCACCAGCAGCGCCTGTTCTGCCGCGAGGTTTCAGCACGGCTGGATGCCATTCTGCCCGTGGCGCTGCGTCACCCCACCCTGCAGGATGTGCTGGCGGCGTATGCAGCCCGCACGGGGCTATCGTTCATCACGCCGCCGCGCCCCTATGCATCGGTTCGGGTGCCGTATTTCGGCGCACTGGGTACGGGCTATCAGGCGCTGGATTCGCTGGGGGCCGTCTTCGGCATTGCAGAATACATGTGGCAGACACAGGGTGACGGGCAGATATTTGCCGGTTCGTGGCAGGATTCGCGCTGGCCCGCGCTGGCGGCACACGTGCCGGAGGAAACCTTCGGCCAGGCCGGAGCAAACGGCGGGCAGGTTATGCCTGCCGTTCCGGCCATGCGCCCCGGTGCAGTGCTTAACGGGCGGCGCGTGCAGGCAGTGCGCTTTTTCGGCCATCAGATGGAGGTAACATGCAGGCAGTAATAAAGGCCGCGGTGCTCAAGCTGTTTCCGGAGCTTTCCGGCGGGCTGCATCTGGACAGATACGGTCGCGTGCTGGCCGTGGCGGATGCCCCGCAAACCGGCGCAACGTGCGAACGCTTTCGCCCGCGCTATGCCGTGGATGTGGAAATGTTAACCCCGCAACTGGAGCCGGACCCCGCCTTTCCTGTGTATCCTGCCGTACCGCTGCCCGTTATGGCAGGAGCCGGACAGGAAACAGGCACCTATGCCTTTCCGCAGCCGGGTACGCTGGTGGTGGTCGGCTTTGCCTATGGTCGCCCCGACCATCCCATAATCCGGCAGATGTACCCGCTGGGCACATCGCTGCCCGCAGTGCGGCAGGGCGAATGGCTGGCCCAGACAGCGCCCGACGTGTGGCAACGTGCAGATGCAGACGGCAACTGGCACCGCCGCACACACGCCGCCATTACGGATGATTCGCGCCGTCATACCGTGCACACCGTGGAGCACGCCACCCATGCCGCACGCGAGGCCATACACATTGCAGAAAACGCCCTGCGCCAAGTGGGCGGCAACCATACGCTGGAGGTAGGCGCCGTGCTTACCATGCTGGCAGGCCTGCGCGCCGATCTGGCCACACTGGGCGACCTGAACCTGACAGCGGGCGGCAACTCCACCCGCAGCACCGCAGGCCATGCCGCAGATACCACAGGCGGCAATCATGCACGCACGATAAAAGGCAGCCAGTCCACAAACGTAGGCGGCACCCAGACCACCACAGTGCAGGGTGCGCGCGCAGTACAGGCCGCCAGCCAGCAGACAACCATTGCAGGCAAACGGCAAACACAGATAGGCGCGGACGATACAACCACCGTACAGGGCGCAAGCACGGAAGCAGCCAGCGGCGACAAGCGCATCGAGGCCGCCAACATCACCCTGCAGGCCGCAGGCGCGCTGACGCTGACATCAAGCAAAGGCGGCGGCACAAACCTGTTTACAGAGCTACTGGCCTGCCTGCACGAAATCAAAGCCGCGCTGGACGTGCTGGCCGTGCACACCCATCCGGCCACACCGAAGATAGTAGAAGGCCCAACCGTGGCAGCTCACGCCGCACGACTGGGCACACATAAAGGCAGGATTGAGGGGGTTGTGGGGTAGGAGAACTAATTCCAGTAATTATCTGATTTCCAGGTAAGCTGAAATCCCATTTTTTTCAAAAGATGGTTTGGAAGTGAGTCAAGAAGGCTTTTTAGGTCACTTTTCCACTCACAGGATTTATGCAATGCGGTTAATAGCTCATTCACCACAAAAGCCGTTATAGCAAATCTATTATTAGTAGCCGCAAAAGAAAGCGGAGATACCGCCCTTGGAATCTTGGCCGTCACCCCTGCAACTCGATTCCACAATCGCCCATGATGGGCACAAATGTTCCTGATAAAAACAAGATGATGAAGCCAGTTTGCTAAAATACTCGAAGGATAAGGCGTAAATTTTTTTGCAACAGCTTGCTTGTCATCAACGTCACCTAACTTGTTATACATTAGTGACCACATTCCAAATGTGTTAACTTCTCGCAACATCCAACAAGGAGGCAAAGAGGGAGAATCGTAATTCTGCTGGTAATGGTTAACAAATAGTTCTTTTGAACGTTCAAAGTTCTTCTTGGAAGAAAACAAGAAAGATAGTTGATCATACTCACGCACGAAATGATGCTCATCACAATACCAAAAAGGATTAGCATACTTCCTTGCCATATACTCGTTAAGCACTACGCGAAAAGCAACTTCTATCTCGCCGATATATTGCATAGTAAGCGTTCGCAGCTTCTTATCGAACTCTAACAAGTACGCAATGTCATCAAAGCTGGTGCCTGGCAAAAATAATTTGTCAGGTCCGCTTCTATCTCTTAGGGCTAACGCATAGCCTGCAAATCGATAATAACCATGGAATGCCAAGCAGTGCTTAGCGCGTAAAGAATCATTGACGACAAGCCCTTTGCCCTGAAGATGGGAGAGCAAATCGGAAAGGCTTTGGACTGGCTTTCGGTAGGGATTTTGTGGAGTAAGCATAAAAAAACCCGAAGTTGGGCATCACTGCTAGGCAGGCTAAGCGTTCGGGCGTGTTAAAAGGAACATAGTGGACCCAAAGCATTTAGTCAAGTGCAATGAAGAAGTTTGTTTGACGGTCACCATTACCAGCTAGAGGCACAAGCAACCATATGGGATAGTATAACAAACCGTCAATATAATACAAAAGCCACTTTTTGAAATATTAACTGAACCGCACGAGCAAACGTCCCACCACCACAAACAGCCCTCTGCGTGCTTGTTCTCTGGGCATACCTGTTCTACACATATTCCAATCATATGAACATGTTCAACGGTTAGCGTTCTAAGGCCGCTGAACCTTGTGCCTGTTCATCCTTCATTATCCATGTGAGGTTTGCCATGTTCCACCGTCCGCCGAAATTTATTGCCACGCCTGATGATCCTTTTAGTAAAGACAAATTAGGCAGAGAAGATGAAGTACGTAGACTTGCGCACCTGATGAAAGGCACCCACACGCCGCTAGTAATGACGGTTAGTGCACCGTGGGGTAGCGGCAAGAGTTCCTTCATTAAAATGTGGCAGGCTTTCTTAGAAAGCGATGAAGGCGGATGCCACCCATGCGTCCGGTTTGATGCATGGAAGCATGACTTCAACCAAGACCCGCTACTGTCATTGATGGGGGAAATCGGAGAGTTCGTATCAAAACAAATCGAGGATAAGAGTAAGCAGCAACAGGCACTAACTATTTTTAATAAATGTGCAGCAAAATTGCCCGGGCTGCTGGAAGGAACATCTAGTTTACTAAACTTGGCGGCCTGTGGACTTAGCTTTATCGCACCTCCTGTAGCTGCACTCACTCAAGTTGCCGCTACAGGCACAAAAGCCGCATCGGAATTCGCAAAAGGAGTGCAAGAGTATACCAGTAAAGGGCATGCCACCCTCAAGCAACAGCTAGATGAATTCCGCACAGAGCTTGAAAAATTTGTTTCCATTGTAACAGAAGAAGACGAAGGCAAGCCTTTTTACTTCTTTGTAGATGAATTAGACAGGTGCGAGCCGCTCTACG